CTATCTGGCCTGGCAGTTCAAGTTTTACAACCGGTAGTACACCATTCGGAACATTCGATTCTGATGCTAGATTTCAACAAGACATTGACGCATTTGCAGACTGGTGTGCCAAGAGAATGGGTTATCCAATCGTAGATATTGAATTACAAGATGTAAACTTTTACGCTTGTTTTGAAGAAGCAGTTTATGAGTATTCTTACAATGTGAATCAATTCAATATTCAACAGAATCTATTGAGTATAATGGGTACTCCTACAAATAACAACTTGACCCATGAACACATATCTACGAACATGGGTGGTTTGATTCAACTTGCAACCGAATATGGTTCTGAAACGTTTACAAACGGTAATGTGAATTTTTATTCGGCTTCTATTGATGTGCAGTATGATCGTCAAAATTATGATCTAAATGCCTTAATACGAGATGTACACAAACCAACCGGCTCTATTGAAATAAAGAAAGTTCACCATTATGCACCACCAGCATCTATTCGTTTCTATGACCCATACTTGGGTAATCAGGCGATGTTAGATACATTCGGATTCGGTGCTTACTCAACAGGTGTATCGTTCATGTTGATGCCTATGTATGCTGACTTACTTCGCATTCAGGCAATTGAATTCAATGATTTGATGAGAAAGTCGTCATATTCATTTGAACTCATCAACAATCAACTTAGAATATTCCCACGACCTGTTAGAGATTTCAAATTGTGGATTGAGTATATTGTAAAAGAAGAACGTTCTAACCCATTGAAATATCAACCAATATCTGGTTCTGGTGTAACAGGGCTCGTTTCCGATATGTCTAATGCCCCATATGATTTTATGGTGTATTCAAATATAAATTCGGTTGGACATAGTTGGATCTACAATTACGGACTTGCATTAGCAAAAGAAATGTTAGGATATGTTCGTGGTAAGTATGGAAGTATTCCAATTCCAAACGGTGAAACAACACTGAATGCATCTGACTTGTTGAGTGCAGCTGCAACGGAAAAACAATCTTTAGTTGAGCAACTTAGAACAATGTTAGACACAATGACTCGTTCCAAGTTACTTGAAGCAAAACGACTTGAAGTCGAGGCACTTGGTGTTTCACTAAATGCAACGCCTTTGAAAATTTATATAGGATAAATCCATGCCACTATTTCATGGACAGCGAGATGCTTCTTTAGTTCACAAGCTCAATACCGAATTGATTGTGGATATTATAGATACCGAAGTTGCTTTGTACAAACTTTCGTTGAATCAGACAAAGACTAATATATATGATGAGTCCGATAAGAAGGTTTATAATAGACCAATAAAAATATCATCTATAATCAATCGTCAACCACAAACTTTTGAAGGAACTGAGTTCGGACAAGACTATACTCAGGTTTGTGATTTTGGATTTATCCGAGAAATTCTAAAAGATATAGAGACATATGTTGAAGTTGGTGATGTTATAGAATACAACGGTGAATATTGGGAAATTGATGCTATCCAAGAAAATCAATACTTCGGTGGTAAGAATCCAGATTATTCTTTTGCAACAGAACGTTGGGGTCACAATGTTTCTATCATCGCAAATACACACTTGACAAGACGCTCAAGAATTCATGTAGAAGATATACGTTCAGCACCGAGAATTAGAGAAGATAACAACTTACCGGATAACATCTAATGGCAAAAAATTCATCACCATACCGTAAACCACCGATTACAAAAACAATTGATTCTTTCATAGACGATAAAAATCTAGTTGAAAGACCAAGAATTGATTTAGGTAGATCGAGAAACACACAAATTCGTAGAGATAAAGACAAAACAAAAAGTATCGGTATCACGTTATATGATATAGATTTTGCCGTCAAATCATTCATAGAACAGACAATGCAACTGAGTGTTGAGGATAATGGTGAAACTGTTTTAGTTCCAATACTCTATGCTAATGCGGAAAAGTGGGCATCTATACAGAGAAACGGGTATCTAAAAGATAAAAAAGGAAAAACTCTTGTACCACTCATTACTTTTAGACGTTCTAGTGTAAATATGAAAAGTGAAATGAGACGTAATAAGGTTGCAACAACGAATCAATTAGGATATGTTGTAAAGCCAAAATATTCTGTAAATTCACCATACGATCGTTGGTCAAGTTTATATGGGAGTAACGGAAAAACTCCACAGGAATACTATATAACCCCTATACCTGATTATGTAGATGTTACATATGATTTCATAGCTTGGACAGAGTATCAAAATCAATTGAACTTTTTAGTTGAACAATTTGTATATTTTACAGGGCAATCATTTGGTGAAAAGAATTCTCTAAAATTCGCAACAAACGTTGATTCATTCACTATGGAAGATAATAACACTACTGGTCAAGACCGAATCATACGTTCATCTTTCCAAATAACAGTTCATGGTTATTTACTACCAAAGATTGCCGGAAATCAAGTAACAACAAAACGTGTGGTATCAATGAACAAAGTTACATTCGGACAGGAGGCGTATAGAGATATTGAAACGCCATTCAAAAAGAATAGCGATATTTACGATTTAGGTCAATTCCGTAGTTTGAACACTGACTCTAGAGAAAGACTAGAAGATTTACAACGAAGACTAAATGATTTTGGAGAAAATGGTCTCAATAACTCTCCAGAAGTATATCCTACGGAATTTGATTGATATTTATTAGTACAACTATATTGGTTTTATTTTAACATAAGAGGTTTTTATGGAAGAGAATACAGAAAAAGATTTTCAAACTGACGATGTGCAGGCTGTGAAAGATTTACAATCACGATACGCTACAAACACGGCTCAAATTGGTCAGGTTGAAGTCGAACTCCACTTACTGAAAAGAAGATTGGTTCAAATTGAAGAACTTAGAATAAATCTTTTCAACACATATGATGATTTACAAAAAGAAGAAAAAGAACTTGTAGAAAGTCTAAATCAGAAGTATGGTGATGGTGTTCTTGACTTAGATTCTGGTAAATTTATACCATCTGCTAAATAAGTTTGAGTTTTTTGACTCATATTTATAGTAGAGATAATTACACAATTTTTTGGAGATAAATAGTGGCTAATGAAAGAATTGTAAGTCCTGGCGTGTTTACGGTAGAAAAGGATCTTTCGTTCTTACCACAGGGAATTGCACAAATTGGTGCAGCACTTATCGGCCCAACAATGAAGGGCCCGGCATTTGTTCCTACGGTAGTTCAAGGATATAGTGACTTCGTAACACATTTTGGTGGAACATATGAGCAATCATATCTTCCTTATACCGCGAAGAGCTACCTGAATAATGCAGGTAGTGCAACAATCGTTCGCGTTTTGGGTTCAGGTGGATATTCCTTGAAACATCCGGTTGCAGTTGTTGCAACTGGTTCATATGGAAAGAGATTGATTTCCTTCCTTCACCCAACATTCGTCGTAACAAGTGCAGATACAGTTTCTTTATTTGACAAATCAACTCTTGCTTCAAATACAAGTGGTTCATTTGTTATTAGAGTTTCTGGTTCATTTACAACTGATACTTCTACTTTTACAAACGCTGTAGATGAAAACGGCACACCATTCAGTGCTTCTATTGATCCAGAATCGAGTGCTTTCATTGGTGATCTTTATGGATACAATCCATATGGAACAAAGGCAGTTTACAACTACGTGAACTTCAAATGGGCAGCTTCTGCTTCACTTGCTGCTGATCCAGCAACAACAATCATAATTGAAAGCGGTTCAGCTGCATCACCGTGGGATTTCACAAACGATTATCTTGAGGCATCAACGCCTTGGGTTACTTCTCAAAAGATTGGTGGAGCTGCAACTGATTTGATCAAGTTCCATACACTTTCTCACGGTATTCATGCAAACTATGAAGTAAAGGTTGGTATTGCAAACGTTCGTCCAGCTGGCACAATCGCTGGTTCTGAGTATGGTGACTTTGATGTGGTAGTTCGTTTTGTAGATCAATCGAAGCTTCCACAAACACCATTCACAACAGAAGATGAAGATCTTCGTCCAAATGTAGTAGAACAATTCAAGTGTAATCTTGATCCTAATTCATCTAGATACATTTCTCGTGTAATTGGCGATAGATACATCACAATTACAGACGAAGGTAAGGTTGTTGTAAACGGTGATTATTCTAATAAGTCAAAATACATTCGTGTTGAAGTAACAGAAGCCGTAAATAACGGTGGTGTTTCCCCTAATCTTGTACCATTTGGATTCCGTGCTCCTAAGTCACCAATTCCATTGAGTTCTGGTGGTGTTGGATTCACACAACCAAGTGCTGCAAATTATGTAACAGCACAAACAGTTGGTGGTGCTTACAATCGTCGTGTATATTTCGGATTCAATTACGATTTTGCTACAACTGATAACTTCAATTATCTCCGTCCACTACCAGTTGCTTCATACTTGACAACCGGTTCAAACGTAGACTTCTATCTCGGTGATTACAATCAGGCAGCTGGTGCAAACTTCCCATCATCAGCGACGGGATATAGCTCATCAATTGATCTAACTGTAAATACAGCAATTGATACACGTAAGTTCATGCTTCCATTCCAGGGTGGATTTGATGGTCACAAGCCAAATCTTCAAAAGAAAGTTGGTACACATATAGTTGCTGCTAATACACAAGGATTTGACATCTCATCAACTTCAGCTGATGGATATGTATCATACAAGAAGGCAATTGATGCGGTATCTAACCCTGATGAATTTGACATCAATATGGTTGCTACACCAGGTGTTGTTCACTCACTTCATTCACCAATTACAACATACGCTAAGGATGTTTGTGAAGACCGTGGTGATGCTTTCTATGTGATGGACTTGGTTGGTTATAATGATAACATCAACACTGCTGTCTCAACAACAGAAGGATTCGATTCTAACTATGCTGGAACATACTATCCGTGGGTTAAGATTCTTGATTTCGATAGAAACAAGCCAATTTGGGTTCCACCATCAGTTGTTCTTCCTGGTGTTATTGCATTCAATGACCGTGTTGCCGCTGAATGGTTCGCTCCTGCTGGTTTGAATCGTGGTGGTCTTACAGAAGTTATCGAAGTGAAGACACGCCTTACACACGCTGAACGTGACCAACTATATGAAGCACGTATCAACCCAATCGCAGTATTCCCATCAACAGGAGTATGTGTATGGGGTCAGAAGACACTTCAAGGTCGTCCATCTGCTCTTGACCGTATCAACGTTCGTCGTCTCTTGATTGCAGCTAAGAAGTTCATTGCATCTGCTACACGTTACCTTGTGTTCGAACAAAACACAACACAAACACGTACACGATTCTTGAACATCGTTACTCCATATCTTGAGTCAATCCAACAACGTCAAGGTCTTTATGCCTTCCGTGTTATCATGGATGAGTCGAACAACACACCTGACATCATCGACCGTAACATTCTTTATGGTCAATTGTACCTACAACCTGCTAGAACTGCTGAATTCATTATTCTTGACTTCAACATTCAATCAACAGGTGCGGCATTCCCAGGTGCCTAATGAAATAAACGGGGGAGTTGAAATATACTCCCCCAATTTTTTCTGAAGGTGACTATATTTATATGAAAGAGATTTTTAAACTTGGAGAAATAAATGGCTGAATTACTTGATCCTACCGAAATATTTTTTACCCCGTATGAACCGAAACTTGCCAACCGGTTTATCATGTATATTGAAGGCGTCCCAGCATACCTCATCAAAGGTGCAGGTAGACCAAACATCAACTTCAACCCAATCACACTTGACCACATCAATGTCAAGCGTAAGGTAAAAGGTAAGGGTGAATGGCAGGACGTGACTATCAAGCTATATGACCCGATTGTACCATCAGCTGCACAGGCAGTCATGGAGTGGGTTCGTCTATCACACGAGTCTGTAACAGGTCGTGACGGATATTCTGACTTCTATAAGAAGGACATCACATTCAACGTTCTTGGCCCAGTTGGTGACAAGGTTGAAGAATGGACTTTGAAGGGTGCTTTCATTACAGCAACAACATTTGGTGATATGGATTGGTCAACGGATAACTTCGTTGAAATCTCTCTCACACTTGCTTATGATTACGCAATCCTCCAGTTCTAATCGTTGAACATAAAATTTCATGGGTATCTTGGATTTTTTCTGAGATACCCATATTTATTTATACGAACAATATTGTTTCATTTAGTTATAGGATTTAGTTATGGCACAAGTATCAACCG